TCAGGCCAGAACCAGACGGCCCGGGGCCGGTCTGCGTGTTCGTCTGGCCGTACGGGGTGACGCCGAGAGCCTGCAACGGTATCTGCAACTGCTGAAGCGGAAACTGCTGCTGCTCGGTGTACGCCTGCCGCGCGGCATCGAGTTCCGCCTGCTGCTGCTGCTGGATGGCAGACTGGGCAGCCAGCGCGCCCGTAGCGCCGGTGAGGAAGGCTTCCTGTCCAGCGCCAGCAAGGCCACCGAGCGTCTGGGCTCCCGTGAGCCCAAGCTGCGCCCCGGTGATCCCAGCCGCCTGATTGAGACGGGCAGCCTCCATCTGACGGGCAATGTCGCCCTGCGCCGCAGTCTGCGCCTGAGCAAAGTTCTGAGCCATCAGGTTCGCCGCCAGCTGACCAGCCTGCTGCTGGGCAGCCGCGTTGACCACGGCTTCTTGAATAGCCTGCCGCGAGCCACCGAACGCCCGGGCTTTGATGGCGGCGTCTGACGCCTGATTGAGACCCATCAGCCGCTGCTGGTTGAGGGTATCCAGCGACGTTTGCAGCACGTTCTGCGTGTAGGGGTTCATGTACGGCGACAGATCAGACGAGGCCAGCTGACCAGCCTGCACCTGCGTCGGCTGATAGCCGCCAGCCTGCGCGGCCATCTGCTGCGCATAGGCAAAAGCCGGCTGCGCCATCGCATAGTTGTTGGCGATGGAGCCGATGGTGCTGATCTGCCCGGGCGTCATGGCAGCCACGCGCTGCCCTTCATACGGGCCTTGCAGGGCGCCAGAAACGTCATAGGCCGCCGCAAGATTGCGCTGACCTGCTTCCTGCACCCACTGCGGGATTTCGGTCTTGTTCACGACCGTCTGGGTTCCACCGCCACCGCTCATGTTAGTTCCCTCTGATATACGGTGTGGGTGGATCGCCACCCATACTCCGGGTTGAACTTTTCCCAGCCCTTTCGAGCCATCGCCTGCATGAAGTTGCACCCGTTTTTGCGGGCAAACTTCTCGACCTTCTTGTGCAACTTTAGCACAGCAGCCATTTCACCGGCAGCCAGAAAGATGTTCAGATACCGCTTCTGCGGACACTGGATGATTTCCGTGACCGCCATTCCACCGTCGTTCCAAAACAGCTGGAACCTGCCTTCTTCTAACCCGGCCACGATGTCATGCAAGGCATACGTGCCGCCGCCGTGTTCCAGCGCCGCCTCCAGACGGGCAATCATGTGTTCCCTGTCGATCAATACGGCGGCGCTCCCTGCTGACCGAGTGCGACCGATGTCGTCACAAGGTTGCCCGAGTTATCGACCGTCACCTTCCAGACGCCGCCATCTGGAGCCTGAAGGAGAACGCCATCAACGGCTTCCAGCCTGCCGATGCTCTGCCCCAGCACCCGCTCCAGCAGCGAGAAGGCGAACCGGAAATACTCGCGGTCGTAGCCACCGGGAGGAGTTGGCAGGTTGATAATCACCGGCCACCTCCGCCAATCATCTCCAACCGCATCTCACCGATAGACCACTCGCCGTCCTCGGTCGCAGCGATCTTCACGCGGAAGTCGCGACCTGTGACGCGCATGTCGGTGTAGCCAGACGGACGCGGGTTGTATGGGCCACTCGTCGTCTCAGCCGCTTCAGGCGTGAAGGACGAGAAGAAGGTCAACTGCGTGCTGTCGTAGCCATATCCGCTGTCAGTGATCGCCTGCCTGACGTGAGAGATGGAATTGCCATTCTGGATGTTCAGCGATCCAGTCTCAGCAAATCTGCCAGTGGTGATCGGCGTTCCTGCTGCCGTCCAGCCGTTCTCTTGCTGATAAATGTCGTTCACCTCGTCAGCAGCCAGCGGATACTGGAACACGCCAGAACCGCACGCAGCCGTGCGGGTCATGGTGTCGGTGATACCCCACCAGCCCTCGGCATAGTTGTAATAAACGCACTTGTTAGGAACCGTCGAACCCTGCGACGGATACCAGAACCACGCCTCAGGAAAGATGTTGTTCTCAGAGCCGTGCGTCCACAGCGAGCCGACCTGCGGATCAACGTCGTCGAACACGTAGGAACCGACATCGCAAGGCAGCGGGCGAACCGTGCCGCCGTCGTACAGGAAGAAGCTCTCACGGCCCATCCAGACGCACCGGCCAGAGAATGTTGCAAAGGCTTTCGGTGCGATAAGGCCGCAGCCGAAACCGATGCGCTCAATCTGATAGATGTACGGCAGGCCGATGTAGCGCATCAGCCACGCCTCGTCCTCCGTCCAGATCAGCGTGCCTTCGCGCACAGGGGCGCACATGGTGATCTTGTTCTGAGTATCTAGATCGAGATAACCAGCCGTGTTTGCCGGGTTCGCATAGTCCCAGTCAGAATAGTCTTCGCGCGACGACCAAGCCACGCGACGAGTATTGCCGCCAGCACCAATCAGAACACAGTGACGCTCTGGCGTAACGATGACGCCACGGTTGCTAGTCGGAGGCAGGTCTGCGGCGATTGATGTTGCAGTTCCGCCTGTTCCCGTCGTGTTCGTTCCAGCACTTACAAAAGTGAATGTCGTCAGCGATGGCGTGCTGGTAATCGTGTGTGTGCCGTTGAAACTGCCGACGCTGTTGCCAGCGATCACAATCTGATTGCCAGTTACAAAGCCATGATGGTTCACCGTCGTTACGGTCGCCACGTTTGACGTGCGAACGATGTTTACAACCGTCGCATAGCCGACCGGCTCTGCATACTGCTCGTCGTGGTTCCAGTGCAGCAGACGACCGTCTGACGAGGCAACCGCAAGGATGTCGCCGCCCCAGTTGTCGATGGTCCAAGAAAATGTCGGCAGGAAGCTCTGCGTAGGGTCGCGTGGGTACGTGGCGTCAGTGTCCTCGCCGTAATAGGTAGCACCATAGTTGCCGGTTCCGAACGCACCATAGACACCAACATCTGCGCCGACAAAATTGGGAGGCGTGATATCGGTGTAGGTCGCGCCAGTCAGCGCGTACAGTTTGTCTTCGCAGCCAATAGCTCCATAGACAGCGCCGTTTGTGCCTGCCCACGGGAAGATCGCTCGGATAGTGCTGTCGAGAGGCGTGCTAGTGATGCGCTGCCAGCCGCCAACCGGCAGCAGTTTGCCAGCACGCCAGCGGATCAGGTTGCCGTCCCAGTAGCGGCCTTTCACCTGCAACGGCGTTGCCGCCTTAACGATCCCCGGCGGAATGTTGACTGGCGCAAGAGGCATTACTTCTTACCTTCGCAGAAGCCCTCGCGGCGGGCATTGTTGATCTTCACTTCGGTGATCGTCTGCGGCGTATCCTTAGACGACCAAGATATGTCACGCCAAACAGCACAGGCGCTGTCAGTCCCTCCGATGGCCGTCGTCTTGAAGCAGCCGGTCAGGAGAAACAGCGGCAGCGTCGCCAGCAGCAATCGCGTCTTGGGTGCGTTTGAGAGCATCTGATGTCGCCTGCGCTTTGACTTCGTTGATGGCGTCGGACCGGATTTTAACATAGACCCCGCCCAAAGCCACGATCACAAGACCGCCAATCAAGATATAGCGGCCCAATGGGGAGAACAGCAACCCGATCATGCGGCCTCCTCGTCCAGTCTTTGCTTGCGGAAATACCAAACGGCTCCAGCCGCGATGATAATCACCACAAGGATCAGGACAGTCGGGTTCATGGCTCCAAGGATGTCGCCGCCTTCCTTGACCAGCGGGATCACTTCCTGAGCGACAGCAATCGTGCCAAGGCCACCAGCCGCCACCGCAGCGTTGGCTTCCTTGGACTGCGTGATCGACTTCGACGCCTTCGGCTGCTCAGGCGTCAGGCGAGCCTCCAGAATGTCCACAGGCTGTTCAGTATCCACGCCACGCCATAGTTTAGCCTCTGCGCGACGGCGACGCACAAGCCCGGAAATCTCCTTACCTCCTGCCTTCGTCCACTTCATAAGCTCGGCAGGAACGGCGTCGAACTTGCCCTCGTTGACCCGCTTCAGCAGCGTGGACTTCTTCAGGGCGCCGAGGCCGCAGTTGAAGGCGAAGCTCACCAGCACGTCGAACTGGTTCTGGCTGACATCAACTTCCAGCATCCGCTCGACGCCAAGCTCAAAGGCAGCCAGATCACGGGCGAGGATGGCCGCGCTTTCGTTGGCGGTGATCGTCATGCCTTCGCAGACAGCAGGTTCGCCAGCCGCAGACGTGTGGCCGACGCCAATCGTCCAGACGCCAGCGCTGCACTTGTACGCCTTCAGCCGTTCGCCCTCGAACTCGCGGATGTGTCGGATGCCTGCGCCTGATGTTTTCATGGTTCACCCACTTAACAAGATTGCCAATCCAAACAGGGAAGCCACAAGGAACGCGGCGACTAAGGCGACTGCGCCCAGCATCGCAAGGTCTTCCTTCATCTGCTGCGCGTCACGTTTGCGCTGCTCCTCCAGAAAACGTTGTTCCTTGCGGACCCTGATAATCTCCCGCTGCACCTCGTCCCAGCCTTTCAGGCCGTACTTGGCGACAAACTCATTCTTGACCTGCTCTGCCCATTCTTCCGCCTGCTTGCGCTTCTGAATGATGTCGAAGGCGATTTCTTCAGGCGTCTGCTTGCTGAACAGTTTAGGCTTTGGCGGATCAGCCGCTGCCTGCGTTAACTTGGCGACGGAGCCATACAGCTTCGCCACGTCGCCGGTCATCGCCTGGATGTCTTTTCCAAACTTGATGCCCTGCTGGATCGCAGAGAAGGCTGTCTTTGCCGCCCCGAAAACCAGAGCAATCGTGGCGGGGTCCATAGTTCACCTTGCCATCTCGCGGGTCGTCTGCGTGATCCGAGACTTGACGGCCACTATATCACGCGGCTCAGTTTTGAAGCCAACGGCGAGATAGCCAACCATGCTTCCTGCTTCTGGCGGGACAGAGCCCCGGCAGGCGTAGGTGACGCCACGGGACAGAAGCCAGTCGCCAGCGTCAGATGACGCCTCAAACTTCTCGCACAGCACCTCGCCGTTCAGCATGGCGATAGCCGCCCGGTTGCGGGCCGGGGAGCCAGAGAAGAAGGCTCCCTTCTTGCCCTCCAGCGGCGCAAACCTGCCGTCAGCAGACTGGGCGATGCGGGTGATCCTCGCGTTCTTCGCCAGATCAACCTGGTGGATGATGACAGTCTCTGCGCGCAGATCGCGGATCAGGTCGCGGCCCAAAGAAGCAAGCCGCTCGTCGGCCAGAAGTTCTGGCATCGTCTCGCGAGTTGTGAGCGAAGTGACCAGCTTATCTTGGTGCGAATAGATGAGATAGCCGATCAAACCGAGAACGGCGAGCAGGATGACGCTGAACAGTTTGAACGGACCATCAATCCATTTGACCAGATCGAGAGCCTTGTCGAGCGGTCCACCAGATGGCTTTAGAGGCGGCGGCGGGTTGTCTATCTCAGCCTTGATCTTGATGATCTTCGTGCGGATTTCTTCCGTCTTACGCGGGCGGCGTTTAGCCACCGGCTTCTTTTGAGCCGCCCGCGCCATCTATTTCTTGAGCCACTTCTGCACGGTGTCCGTCTCGTAAATGCGGATGCCGGTCCAAACGATAGTGAATAACGCTGCGATAGATGGAAGCACGCCAGTCAAAGTCCCTACTACTGTGACAACAGATGCGGCGTCAGCGATATGCTTCACAGTATCGTCAACGTGCGGGGCCATCACACAACCTCAATCCAAGACAGCGTTGGCTCGTCCCAGCGATAACGCTTTCCATCGTTGGGATATGGAACTGGAGCTGCCCACTGGCAGGTTTCGTCCACCAGCGTCCAAGACGCATACGGACGAGGCGGGACAAATGCATCACGAGCGACGTCGTATGAGTAGCCGATGCCAGCGTAGTTCTTGCGGATGTTTCCGTTGTAGCTGGTCTGTTTCCAGCGGCTATCTGCACCGAAAAGCGATTGGCAGAAGGCGATGCCCTTGGCTTCGCTCTCAGCGCCATTCTCATCAAGCAGTTCGTTGTTGTGGACGACGATCACCTGAATGACCGTGTTGTTGATGTCCAGTTGCGCGAAATGAGCCATTTGTCTTCCTCAGAAGGTGATCGAGCCGGAGCCAGTCCACTGGTAAATGCGATAACCGCCGCTGACGGTATATGTAGGGGATCCGGTTGTTGACGACGCTGCATCATAGGAACTCGGATAGCGGATAATTACAACGCCAGAACCACCGTTCCCTCCGTAAGCCGGATCGCCGCCGCCGCCACCACCACCGCCGCCGCCTCTATTTGAAATAGCGTTAGTCCCGTTCAATGAAGAAGACGTTCCGCCATTGCCTCCGATACCAGACCCTGAGCCGGACGGGGCATCGTATGCACCACCGCCGCCACCGACAGCATATGTCACCGACGATCCAGAGATAGACGATGTTCCACCGCTTCCGCCATTACCACCGGACGAGTTAGTTCCAGCTGCGCCTACAGAGCCAAAGCCGCCCCCGCCGCCGCCGCCAGCTGATCCTGTACCCGGATTTATGCCAGCGCCATTGCCGCCTCTGTTTCCTTGACTTGGCGTTGTTGCAGGCGTGTTGCCATTGCCGCCCTGCCCGGTGTCTGTATATCTATTTGATCCACCGCCGCCAGAGCCTCCAGCGTTTCCGCGCCCCTGCGGGATGCCGTGAGGACCTCCTCCGCCGCCACCGGCAGATGTGATTGTTCCAAAAACGGAGTCTCCGCCGTTCGTCCCCGGACTAGAACTACTTGTCGAACCAGAACCACCAGCGCCAACTGTCACAGTAATGGCTGAACCAGAAGAAATCGACAGTCCACTTGCTGTTCTATAACCACCAGCGCCGCCGCCTCCGGCAGAATAGGATGCCCCACCGCCGCCGCCGCCAGCAACAACAAGATACTCAATAGTTGGAGGAGGAAGGCCCGGCCACGTCGCCCTATTCACTTCCTGTTCAGAAAGCGCCCACATTCCTTTTGCAGAACCAGAGGACGGCGTATTGGTCGCCCCAACAACGCTGCCGTTGCTTCTCTTTTCCATGTTAGCCTCAGAATGTGATGGAGCCGCTGGCGGTCCACTTATAGATGCGATAACCGCCCGTCACAGTAATTGTCGGAGAACCAGTCGTTGAGGCCGCAGCAGCATATGTGTCTGGATAGCGAATGATCACAATACCGGAGCCGCCATTATATCCATTGATGTAGCCGCTTGCGTCACCCTGTCCGCCGCCGCCACCGCCTGTGTTCACAGTACCATCCGTTCCGGGAGAACGCCCGTTAATGCCGCCATTACCACCACCACCGCTTCCACCCAATCCACCAGACGAGGCGCGACCGCCGCCACCGCCGCCGCCTGCATAGTATGTCGCGGAGCCACTAATAGACGACTGAACACCAACGCCGCCATTTCCGCTAGATGAGCCAGAAACACCATTCGCACCGACTGCACCAGCGCCGCCACCGCCGCCTGCCTCTGTGCCGGAAGCATTGCCGCCAGCGTACCCTTGCCCAGAAGTGCCAGTACCGCCGATGCCTCCTGAATAGCCCCCGCCGCCGCCAGACCCGCCGTTTGACTTCGCTGGCGCTGCGCCACCTCTATGCCCAGCACCACCCCCAGTCGCCGTGACGGATGAGAAGGATGAATTGCCGCCCGCAGTCGCGTTGTCATAAGACCCAAGCGAGCCACCAGCACCAATCGTCACGGTATAAGTGCTTCCAATAGATATAGATGTGCTTCCGGTTAGAAGCCCACCCGCGCCGCCACCACCACCATCGTCACCCGCGCCGCCGCCGCCCCCAGCGACAACTAGGTATTCGACAGATGACAATGGGAGAACGAGCGGAGGCCAAATACCAGCCTTCTGCGCCGTAGCCTGCTCAAACATGCTCCACATGCCAGACGCCGACGACGTGGTTGGCGTCTTCTTTGGGCCAATTACGCCGCCGTTGTTAATCATTAGTTGATTTCCTCATAGGAGCAGACAGCTTCAAGATCGCTTGCAGCGTTCGCGGTCAGACGCAGGCTGTCGCCTTCTTCAAGGTAGATCGACTTCGAGATGACATCGAGAGACGCATCCGCAGGGACGACCACCGTGTAGGCGATGCGGTAAGCGGTCGAAGAACGGAACAGATCAACGGTGATCTCAGCGTTGTTCGTGCCATCCACGTTCGACACGTAGAGAGCGTTGACCTTGAGAACCTTGCCGCTTGCTGCGCTATTGGTAACGATAGCCGTGGCAGTCGTGCCGACAGCCTGAACAGCAGTCTTGCCGTAAATCGACGTGACGTTGACGATATTGGGAGCAGCCATCTCTTAGCCTCCGAAAACGATGGTCATCGCAATCGCTTTGCCAGTCGATGCGAAGGTTGGGGTTGTAGATTGCCACGTCGTACCATTAGACGTAAGCAGGTTTCCAGAGCTGCCGGGGGCGACGACCTGAACAGCCGACGTGCCGTTGCCGAGGATTACGTTGTTAGCAGTAAGCGACGTGGCGCCCGTGCCACCGTTTGCGACGCCAACAGCCGACGAACCGTTGATCGTGCCGTTCAGCGTGATCGTGCCGCCAATCGTCAGCGTCTTGCCAGTGCCAATGTTCAGACCGACAGACGTGCCGTTACCCGCCGCATTGAACAGAGCGTCGAGCGTGTCGAGGTCGGTGTTGAGCTTGCCACCCCACGTGTCGCGAGAAGCGCCGACTTCAGGCTTCGTAAGGTTGAGGTTAGTGGTATATGTGTCGGCCAAGTTAGCCTCCTACTGAACTGTCCAAGTTTCGGATGAAACGGTTTGCGGCGTCCACGTCGCAGCGGTTGAGGATTGATTTGTCCAACTCTCTGCCGCCACCGTCTCCTTCTCCCACAGATAGCGCCCGTTGGCCGTCATGTTTGAGGTGATGGTCGCCGTCGCGGAAACGAAGAAGTCGATGCCCGCAGCAGCAGCCATATCGCTCTGAACTGTTATCAGTTCTACAGCAGAATAGGTCGCATTTCCAGCAGCGGTCGCGTTCGACGCAATGGCTATCGTAACGGATGCAGGAGAGATTGCAGATGCCGCAAACGTGGCCCCGCTTGAGCATGGGATCGTCACGTTTCCGAGGATGACCACATATGCCGCAGCCGACATATCGGACGAGGCTGCAATCGTGGCAGAAACGGATCGGATTGCTGTGGCAGCAGCAGACGCACCAGACTGGCAAGAGATGACAACTGATGCCGTCTTGTATCGTGTAGCCGAAGCAGTGGCGTCAGATGTGCTTGAACCAGCCGCAGAAGCGGTCACGACAATCTGACCAGCAGCCGTCATGTCAGACTGGCTTGTGGCCGCAGCAGAGACTGTTCTTGTTACAGAAGCCGCCGCTGTGGCGTCAGATGTGATCTCAATGAGGCACGCGGCGTCTATGGTGACGGATGTGCCATATGCTCCGTCACCATAGTCATATTCGCCATATGCGCGCCCGATAGCCATCAGTCGAGCGTGATGTCGATTTCGCCGGTGTTAAACCGCAGCACGTCGCCGGTGTCGATGGTCTTACTGGTCGTCAGGTTGGCAAAGGCGATCAGATTGCCAGAGGTCGAGGCATCGAAGATGCCAGCCGCGACAATCGTGCCCCAAGAACCAGACGCCTCAGCGAACTCGACCGCAGAGGAGTTAGAAGCAGTCGTCGGTGCGGTGCCTGAGACAGTGAACGTGGCAGACACGCGGGCATAGGAGCCGCCAGACACCTCAGTGCCGCCGCCAGCTTCACCGGGAGCCACAGTGTACAGTGCTACGTACCACGAGGTTGGGCGGGTCGCCGAGGCCGTCGTGAACAGCCAGTCGAGAACAAGGTCTTCAGCGTAGTTAGTTAAACCGGCCATTAGTAAGCCCTCCGAGTGCGAGCGATAAGCGGCGAACCGCTGTGCAGTGATTTCTGGCTTTCATCTATCAGCGCCTGCGTGCGCGTCAGATAAATCTGGGCGAAGACCGGGATGCGCTGGTCGTCCATCAGGAACGGTGCAGCATGGGTCAGGGCGCCGTAGAGGTAAACGTCGGGAGCCTTCGTCAGCAGCCAGTTCGTCGTGTTCTGATCCGACAACGCCGGGATTTTGGCGTAGTAGATCATCTCGATGTCGATGTCTTCGGCGGGAGCAGGCACGATCTCAATCGCACCGTTCATCAGCGAATAGTAGTGCGGGCCGACATAAATCTGATCTTTGTTGACGATGTCGGCCTCGTCCAGCGTGATGTAGCGAAGCGGCTGCTGACCGCCGACGATGTGGAGGTTGATGGCCTCCAGCCAGTCGGCAGGCAGCTGGACGTACTCGGCGCTGGAGGTCGCCTCGGCGCGCACGATCTGCTCGCGGCAGCGCAGGCGGGTGTTCATATCAGCCTCTGCAAACTGGATGAACGTCTCGATCTGAGAAGTCAGATCAGCACGGTTCAAGTAGTCCGCAATGGTGGACTTAAGCGTCGAGTAATTGGTGATCGTCGCCATCAGCTCTTGATCCAGTGCGTGCGGAACGGCGCGGCTTCCTCGGACGCCAGCCATTTCCGCAGTTCAGTTCGGTCGCCAAGAATACCCCGTTTCCGCAGGTCAAGATAGACCATCATCGGCAGAGACGCGACCTTCACCATGCCGTCTGGAACCTTCTCGGTCCTGCTGATGGAGTTGCGTTCTTCCTTCGCAGCCTCGGCAATCGGGTCGATCTCATAGCTGGTTTCAAGCACCAGCTTGTTGTCGGTCGTCAGGTGCATTTTCTGCAGCGTCCCAGTCAGACTGTCATACGAGATGACCTCCGACGAGTTCTGCTTGATGTCATAGTCAGCCATTGGTTCCCCCGAAGAAGGAGGAGCCGGGTTGCCCCGGCTCCCTTATCATCACGAAGCGATGATGTTGGCGATGACGGCGTGAGCCTTCTCGCTCTTGATGCGGAGGCCGTATTCCACGACCATTTCCGCCTTCGTGCTGTCGCCGGTGACGGCGAGGTCGAAGGTCTGGAAGGGACGCAGGTACGACACGGACGCATATTCCGGGTCCAGCACGAAGGCAAAGTTGCCCGGGCTGAAGCGGTTCGGAACGATGGACACCTCGCCGAAGTCGCCGAGGTAGATGTCGGCGGTGGCGATGATTTTCATCGGCTGCGCGGAGGTGTAGTTCATGCGCTGCTGGGCAAGGCCAGCAAAGCCAGACGCCACCGTCTTGTTGTAGGCGTTCACCATGAACACCTTCGGATCGCCGCCCTGCGTCCAGACCTGCTGAATAGCGGTCTTGAGCATGGTTTCGGTCAGCGCCACGTCGGTCGAGGTCGAAAGGCTCGTCCACGCCGTCGAGGGATAGCCGTTGCCAGAAGCGCCCGACATCGAGGAAACGGTCGCGCCGTTCGCCTGCGAGTTGGTGATCAGCCACGTCGGGAGACCAGCGGTCTTGCGAGCCGTGGAGTTGTTGCCCGCCACGCCAGCTTGGTTGCTGGTGAGGATGGCTTCCATGTCGCGCTTCAGTTCCTTCGCAGCCTTGGCCTTCTGATAAGCCATCTGCGAGGTCATGCCAGCGTTGTTCACCTTGTTGTCGGTGTTCGACACGCTGATGACCTTGCGGCTGATCTGCGTGTAGTTGGCGACACGGACAGTCGCGGTGAACTCGGCGTTGCCAGCGTCAGCGCCTTCGATCACAGCGTTGGTCGTGTCAGCCGAAGCCAGCACGTCCGTCTGCCACTCAAAGTAGGTGTTCTCGCAGGTGTCACGACCGATGTTCGACATGAACGGCGTGTCGGTGGGCGAAATGTCATAGATGACATTCGAGAGGTCTTCGCGGATGGAATTGACGCCATCGTACGTCGTAACTTTGGAAACGCTCGCCATTTTACTTTCTCCGAGAGTCTAGAAGACTGAAGTAAGCAGCCGCGTCGTTGACGTGGCCGGTTGCTTTGAGACGCTGTTGTACTCGCTGCACATCATTGCCCCGCATAGGAGTGCTGGTGTTTGCGCCCCCTCGCATCGGCTTCGGTCCTTCCTGTTTCACAGGCTTGGGACGGTTGCTTTGCAAGGCATCATATCGTCTCGCTTTTTCAAGGATGACGACATAACGAGGATCGTACACCTGCCCGAGTTCTTCGTCGGTGAAGCCCTGCTTCACGCCATATGAACGAAGCTCCCTCGTAGCAGTTTGACGCTTCTCTGGGTCTGCCCACTCTTTGAAGGTCTGGGCAAGATACTTGCCCCCTTCTTCAACCAGCTTCTGTCTCGCGGCCATTTCCTGCTCTTGTTGGGCCTGCTGGAGGCGCGCCTGCTCATACCTCATGGCATTGAGCTTCTCTTGGCGATCTCTCCATTGGTCACGCAAGATCGGATAATTGATCGGGTCGTCTCGATGAATTGCTGCCCAATCTGGCTCAACTTCAACCTGCGATTGCAGGATCGGTATCGCCACATCAAGAGCCTGTTTCATCTGCGCCCGTTCAAGATCGAGCCGCTGCTTCTCCTCTTTGATGGCTACAATGTTACGCGAATAATCGGACTGCCTCTGGTAGCCTTCGACAGCCTCTCGCAACGGAACCTGCATCGTCTTGCCGTCAATCTTGACGGTTACTAGCGTGTTCAGGTCGAGCGGCTTCTCTTTGCCACCTTCGTCGTCCGCGACATCCTCGGCCTCACCTTCATCTTCGGAACCGTTTTGCGGTGTCCCATCCTCAGATGTAGGCGTCTCGTCGGCTTCGTACGCCGCCGCCTCTGTCTCATCGACTTCGGCATCTGCTGCATCCGGTTTAACAGGTTCGGCTTGGGCATTTGAGCCTTCCGAGAGTGCTGTGATCCTACGTGCAGCATCCGCAAGGCCGATTTCGCTGGACTGCGACTGCTCGGCTTCAGACATAATTTACCTCATTTCAGTTCCGCTTCAAGCGGCGGTTGAACTGCACGACATCAGGCGTGGCGGCGATGGCCGTCAATTCGTCCCTAAGTGCAGTTATGGCGCGCACCATGTGGTACGCGTCATCTCGTTTCTGACTGTCGCCGGGTTCCGACAGCTTCCAGTCAGCTGTGTATCTTTCCTCCATGATCCGCATGACCTCGCGGAACGACGCGCTGCCAGCAAACGCCTTGGCCTCGCGCCACAGTTCTTCCTGCTCAAAGGTGGACATTTACTGCATCCCCGGGGGTATGGGAGGCATCGGCATCATGGGAGCCGGTGCAGCAGGAGACGGCGGGGGTTCAGGCGGCGGGGCGTATGCCTGCGCCATCTTGAACATCTCCTGTATCTCCGTCCGCTGCTTGTCGATCTCGCCACGGATGGCAGCGATGTCGATCTGCGCCCCGTACTTTGCCTGTATCTCGGCAGCCTTGAGCAGACTGTCGGCCACCAACTTGTCGCGCTGGAGGTCGGCATCCGCAGCCGCCTTCTGGCGATCCAGTTCCTGCTTGGCGGCGCTGATGACGATGTCGGCCTTGATCTTCTCGGCCTCTACCTGCGCGATGATCTGCGCCGGGTCTGGCTTGTTCGCCCCCGCCGCCATTTGCTGCATGAACGCCTGCACTTCCTGCGGATTGGTTTCTTTCCAGAAGGCAGCCGGGTCCATGAAGCCCTGTAACGTCGTCATCTGAGCGAGCGTGTTGCGGAACTGCGCCAGATCGACCAGCGGGTTGTTCGGGCCATACTTCTCAATGGCCTGCTGCTGCATCTGGGCGATCTGCTGGAGACCCATCAGACGCATCTCGTCAGACCCGCGACCGAGCGCGATGTTGACGACCATGTCCATCGAGGCGTCCCAGCCGCGCGGGTCAACAGGAACGAACTGGTTGCGAAGGCGCATGATCTTCGCCTTGTCCTGATGCTGGACGACCAGTTGCAGGAGACCTTGGAAGCAGGTCTTGAGGCCGTCAGCGAACAGGCGGGCGATCATCTCAATGCGATCCTGCGACGCCGTCAGCTGCGCCTGCACTGCCGCACGGGTCGTAGACTGCAACACGTCAGCGTCCAGACCCTGCGACGTGCGGGAGATGCCGGTGCGCTGCGTTTTCACCTCGTCCAGATACGCCATGACGCCAAGAGCCTGCTGGCCGACGAAAGGCGTGGAGAACGGGACCACGGAACCCGGGTTGCGGGCGCGGATGATGGCTCCCGTCTCGTTGTTCAGCACGTCGTCGATATTGACCTGTCCCTCAACTACCAGCGTGCGCGGGTGGATCGACTGGGCAAGGCTGTCCAGCGTGTTGCGCATGATGGACGACTTGATGAGCTGCAAGTCCATCGTCTGATCGGCGATAGACTGCCCGAAGATCGTGTGCGGCGTCGGATCAGGCGACAGAATGGAGAACGGAGCAGCCTGCACCACCTCGTCATGCAGAATGTACGCGCCGTTGCCAATCGTGCAGACGCGGTGCAGCTCGGCGATGCCGTCTCCATCCTTGTCAACGCGGATATAGCTTTCGACATAGAACACTTTGTCCGTCGTCTCGTCTGCCGTCTGCGTGACGCCGAAGAATGACTGGTCTGCCGGGTTGCGAACGATGACTTCTTGGTTCATCTCGAACCCGCCAGTGCCAGCGTTCATCTCGATCACGTCGCGGTCGTATCCCATCGCCACAAGATCGGAGATGGTCATCAGACGGCGTCGGCCAACGTAGATCGCGTCGGCAATGCTCATCGCCTCGTTGTCGATGAGGAACTGTTCAGGCGGAACGCACTCGACAATGTAGCGAGGCGTGCGCTTGATGCGGCGAATGGACATCGAGACAACCTGCTCGCCAGTCAGCAAGTCGGTTTCCTCGTTGTACATATCGACTTCGACATCCTTGTCCTGCGCGATCAGGCTCGCTTCAGCGACAGAGAGGCCGGTGTAGTTGAAATACTGGACGCTCTCGTCGTCCAGCTTGTACCAGTTCAAGATGCCGGTCTTCAGGATCAGGGCGTCCTTGATGGCATCGTGCAGAATACGGAACCCGGAGTTCTCCTGCATGAAGATGTAGTTGACGAGGTCGGTCGCCTGCTCGGCAGCGGCCACGTCTTCAGCGTTCTTCGGGACAAACTCCAAAATCTTGTCGCCGCCCGTAAAAATGCGCAGCAGAGACGGCAGCATCGCCAGAACGGTGTCCCGCACCTCAGTCATCACGACTTGAGAGCGGCCATCTTCCTCGTTTCCGAACAGGTTGCCGAGGTAATACGACATCGCCTGCTCACGCTCAGGCGCAATATAGCTGTCGATGTACGTCTGGCTGTCCTCAATCGCCTGATAGACGATATATCGGAACTCCTCGTCGCTCATGGGCTCGGTGTCAGGCGTCAAATAGCCTGTTTCGGAGTTGTAGGCGCTGTTCGCCACCCCGTCAGCCGAGATAGGGATCAGGTCAGGGTTGTATCTGCCGGGAGTGATGCCACTAGTCGCCATTGCCTGCCCCTTTTCTTACCCGCCACCACTGCCAGCCCCGATGCGTGCCGCTTTCATGGCTCGGGAAAAAACTTTCCACTGCCCTTTTTACACCAACCATAGGCAGATCGTCACCGCCGATCACTCCACCGGGGCGCACCTTCGGCCACCAAGCGACAATGTCGGCCAGAACCTCGTCGTATTCGTGCCCCGCGTCGATCCAGACGAAGTCCACGCTGTTATCTTCGAACAAGTCAGCCGCTTTTGCGCTGTCGAGCCTGTGGATCATAACATCCACGTCTGGAACGCGGCCAATGTTGGCCTTGAAGACCTCAAAGACGTCTTTCAGCTGCGGATCACGGCGATGTGCGTCCTCATTCGACCCGCCCCAGTGGTCGATGAAGTGCATTTCGATCATTTTGCCGCTGTTCAGCACCTCGACAGCCAGAAAACAGGCTGACCTGCCCTTCCAGCAGCCTAATTCCACGAAAACAGCACCGTCAGACGCCTCACGGACAGCCTGACGGTACGCTTCCTCAAAGCAAAACCAGCCCTGAACCTCCTCGAAGAAGTGGTTCATTTCTTCTTCTTGGACATGCCAGCTTCAGACAGGGCAATCGCGATGGCCTGCTTGCGGCTTTTCACCTTCGGAGCCTTTGCCGGTCCCTTCGGGTTTACGCCAGCGTTCAGCGTGCCGCGCTTGTACTCGCCCATCACCTTCGCAATCTTGGATTTACCGCCGCCCTTTTTCATTCTGCTGCCTCCTTCTTCGCGTTCTGCGCATCCATCTCGTCTTCTGTATGATTGTGGTGGAAGTCGAGCGATCCCGTATGGCCGATCAGCTGCGACGTATCATGATCAATCCAGATGTCGAACCCAGCCTTGCGAGCGAGTTCGCAGAAGAACATGTCCTCTCCCGCCCACATCTTCGCAGACGGCAGATAGTGTATCTGGAACCACGGATAACCGAGCTTCTTGAACACGTCGGCGCGGATCAACATTGCTCCCATGCCGACCGCTGCCACCTGCTCCAATCCGGTCTTGCCGAGCGAATACACGTAATCCAAGCCAGACCAGTCCTTGAAGGCCACCGTCTTCACCGGCAGCCGCCGGGTGGCGTAGTTGCAGGCTACAATGTCCCTGTCATGCGCCATAAGCCGGTCAACAAGGTCTATCGGGAACCGCATGTCGCTGTCGAGGAACAGCACCCAGTCTGCATTGGCGCGCAGGGCCATCTCGACCAGCTTGCAACGCTGATCTGCGATCAAGGTTCCCTGCAAGAAGTGCAGATTGAAGGCCGATCCTTCAGGTGCATTGGCGTACCAGCGCGCAGACATACGCGCCAAGTCATACGCGAAACCCGTGTTGACGGTGTCCCGCGCTGGTACGCAGACGGAAAGATTAATACCCTTCGTCATACTCACCTTCTTCACCGGCTTCCTCGCCTTCCTCGTACTCCTCGTCTTCCTCGCCCTCATCCTTAATCGGGCCACCGACGATCCACGCGGCGCAAGTGCGATTGGCGGCGCACTTGAAGTCGAAGATTTCACAGAAGCCAAGGTCGCCTGCGTCCACGACTTCCATCGCGTCCTGCATACGATCAGGCGACAGGCCATCCTCGATGCACTTGAGCATCTTGGCGGTCTGGTTGAACGCAGCGCAGTTGCCGCAGCGCATCTTCTTGGCGTTCTCAGGCGTCTCGTCCCACCGATCAGCCATGCGCTGCCAGTAGTCACGGTTTGGCAGGTTCGGGTCCATCGGGCCATAGTCAGCCTTGTCGATGGCCTTGCCCCTGTTCTTCAGGTTCAGCGTGAGGTCGCCAGTGGCAGCTGGGCAAGCATCGCCGCCCTCGCCGCCTTCCATCATTTCTTCATCCATGACCAGTCCTCACTTGAAGCCGACGAGGAGGGTCGCCGTCGTGGCGGCCATAACCTTCTGCGTGCGGATCGGAAGGATCGTGCCAACAGGAACAGCGCTGAACGTGACGTTCGTGCCGTCCTCCGTCACAACAGTCACAGCGCCAGTGCCGCCGACATAGATGCCAGAGAAGGCATTTGTTTCAGTGTCGGACTTGGTGATCGCAACAGCGTCGCCCCAAGTGCGGCCATTCGCAAGAAAACTAGCCATGCTTCACTCCTACTTCTTCTTGCGCCCTGCGCGCATGTTGTCGATCAGGTTGGGATAAGGACGACCGGCAGCCTTCGCCATCGCCTTCGCAGACGCCTTCTGCTTAGGCGTCAGCTTCTTGTCACCCTTGGTCGGGTCTTTCGTTTTCCAGACGGGCTTCTTCACTTGCTGCCCTTTCCCTTATTTCGCGCGGAGATAGTTTTGGCCTTGGCCTTCGCATCCGCTTTAGAACTCGCACCCCACGCTTGCAACGAAAGAAGTAAACGTGTTGGCTTTCCTTTTTCATCGCGCTCAGGCCCCGGCATGTTGCCCATGCGAGCAAGAAAACTTGCTCTCCGAGGATTATCGCCCGACTTCACCGGAGGCTTCAAGTTCATCCCTTCAGCCTTCGCAGACGCGCGGCCCTTGGCATTGAGGCCGCCTTTTGGATTTTTGCCTTCTTTGCGTTGCCAAGCAGACGTTTTAAGTGACATCGACTTCATTCCTTGAAAGCATCTTTGCAAACATAACAACATCTTCGTGAGAAAACTCACCCTTAC